AGGGCGTGGATAACCAGTTGATATCTGTTGACACTTGGGCAGCTTTTGCGGAAAAAGGCGGTTTAAAGGGTGTGGTTGACTTCATGCCGCTAGATTCTGTGCTTCAGGCCCTGCGGGAATGCTACGCAGCCAGAGAGCAAGCGAAGCAGGTAGTGTATGAGATTACCGGAATATCTGACATCATCCGCGGTTCAACGATAGCTTCGGAAACCGCAGCCGCGCAACAGATAAAAAGCCAGTACGCTTCATTAAGAATAAAACCAAGACAAACCGAAGTGGCGCAGTTTGCTTCGGAAGTGCTGAGAATCAAAGCCCAGATCATGTGCGATTTTTACGCACCCCAGACCCTTGTCGAGATGTCTGGAATCATGGGGACAATGGACGCTCAATACGCAGAGCAGGCCATTATGTTGTTGAAGTCTGAGCCCGCCAGAGGGTTTAGGATTGAGGTTGCCTCAGATTCACTGGTAGAAATGGACGAAGCCACCGAAAAACAAAGCCGGATTGAGTTTCTGGGCGCGGTCGGTCAGTTCATGGACAGAGCCTTGCCTGTTACCCAACAAGTGCCAGAACTAGCTCCTTTGATGGGTGAAATGCTGATGTTTGGCGTTCGAGCATTCAAGGGCGGCAGGATGATGGAATCTGCTTTTGATGAGGCGATGGCTAAACTGAACGCACCGAAACCGCCTGAACAGCCGCAACCTGACCCGGAGCAGATGAAAGCCGAGGCCATGATGCAGGTCGAACAGGGCAAGATGCAGCTAGAACAGGCAAAAATACAAACTCAGGGGCAGATTGAGCAGTTTAAGGCTCAGCAAGCTAAAGAATTAGAGCAGATGCGGCAAGAATACGAATCGGCTAGAGAACAAGTCAGACAAGAAGCCGAGACGCAACGCTTGCAAATGAAAGCCCAGATTGAAGCAGAAACCAAGCTACAAATAGCCGAAATGCAGCGCAGTCTTTCTGAAAAGCCAGCCGTATCAGTCGAAATTGCTGGTGAGGAAAAACTAAGTGAGGTAGGTGAGCAAGTAAAACAAATGGCTGACATACAACAAAGTGCAGTATTGCAAGCCGTCGAAATGCTTGCCGAAGCCGTCGAAAAGATGAACAAACCGAGACGCAAGTTGCTGCAACGCGGCGAAGATGGTAGGGCAATTGGCGTGATTGAAATAGAGGAAGACTGATGCCTAATGCAATTTATCCTAAGTTCAAAGAAGCACTGTGGTTACAGTCGGCCAACAGCAACGCTAACACTGGAACCGTTAAAGTTGCGTTAGTAGATACTGGTGTTTATACCTACAGCGCGGCTCATGAGTTTCTGACAAGTTTGACGGGTGTGGTCGGAACCGCGCAAACGGTAGGCTCCAAGACGTTCACTGATGGCGTATTTGACGGCACAGACGTGACTTATACCGCAGTGACCGGAAACAGCGCAGAGGCACTGGTTTTTTATATCGACACCGGAACGGCGGCAACATCGAGACTGGTTTCTTACATCGACAGTGGTTTTAGTGGGCTTCCCGTTACACCTAACGGCGGCGATATTACGCTTTCATTCAACGCTTCCGGTATTTTTGCACTATAAGGGTAAAGAATGGCTAATAACGTAATTTTGCCCGGTACTGGTGAGCCAATAGCCACAGATGACATAGGCACAGCACCGAATAACTCACACTACCAGCGGATAAAGATCACTGATGGCTTAGAAGATTCGACCGTACCCGCGAGAGTAAAAGCGACAAACGCCGACGCTACCGACGCTGGCATTGTTGTTCGTCCAACACCGCAAGACACATGGTCAGTGAGTTTTACGCGAGTAAGTGCCTCGGCACTCAATAGCCCGGAAATGACACAGCGCAGGCTTGGTACGGGCATGGGCGTTTCGCAGTCGGCAGGCAATTTAGTAGTGACGACAGGAACAACGGCAAACAGTGAATTTTTAGCACGCTCTACTGTCACATTTAACGGCGCACTCATTGAACGACACCAAACCATACTGAGCCAGCGTATTGCCAACAATAACTTCGCGGTATTACTGGCCGACCGTATTGCCGAGGGTGCGTCATGTACGATTAACAGCGCTACAAGCATCACGGTAACAGTGACGGCGCACAACTTCACTGCTGCAAATGTCGGCCAGTTTATGAATATTGGCGCTATTAACGGCGCAAACGGTGTGCCGGGACGCTACGCTATTGCTTCCATTCCGTCGGTCGATACCATTACTTTCACGGTGGCTGGTTGGCCTGCCTCTGGTTCATGCACGGTTGACCTATTTGGCTGGAACTATGTACGGTGGTTGTATTCAGGCACGACTGCCACTGCCGCTGCGATTGATGCTCAGAGATATGGCTGGAACTCCGGCGACACGACAGCGACAATAAACACGACTGCTTCGCCGGGTCATATGGCGCAGACGGCAATTGACGGCCGAAATATCTATTTTTCTGATACTTTGGTGGCTTCAAGCACAACACCATCAGTAGTGGTGCGCGGTCATAGATACGTGAGTATTCCCGATGACGAAATCGAGTTATTTGTGTATTTGTGGGCGTTTAACGGTTCAACAGCACCCGCCAGTACAACTACATGGACGGTGGGCTTTGTGGCGGTTGAAGATGTTGTAAATACTCCCGTTTATTTCGCAGGTGCCAGGCCGCAAGGTTTTGCAGCGCCCCTTCCCGTGGTATTTCCTGCGGCGCAAGCGGTTACAGTATCAAGCGGGACGATTACATTATCTGCTAATACCCCTACACTGGCGGCGGGCACAAACTTAGCTGCTGACTTTGGCGTTCAATACCGCGCCAGTGCGACAGGCGCAGGTACTTTAACTAATGTGAACTGTCCAGCCACACCCGCAGCACAGCAGTTAAAAGGAACGGCTGGACGTTTAATAGGTATTGTTATAACAAACACATCAGCATCAGATAGATGGTTGAAGCTTTTTAATGCTACTTCCGCATCCGTCACACCTGGTACTACTTCGGCATTGTCTGAGGTCGGTATTAAAGCGGGACAAGCTATTAGATTTACGTTTGAGGGTGGCGCAGCATTCTCCACTGCAATAACGATAATGATTACAGGCGGTCAAGGTCTGACAAATAACACGGCGGTGACGTTAGGTGACGTTACCGGATTTGCAATTTTTGCATGAGGAATATATGACACTCGAATTTTTAATTGATATGTGTGAAAAGCGGTTAAATCATTTGACCGTGCAGCGTGCATCCGCTTCGGAAATTGGCGACATTAGCCAGATCGAACGTATTGACGCAGAAATTACAACCACACAAACAACATTAAATCAACTCAATAGCCTGATTTAATGCTGCTGCTGTTTTTCCAGCCGACTACTGGCAATCAAACCTTAACGCAAACCGCAAGGTTTAACAATGCCCAGACTTTTTATAGTGGCACTGTTACGCAGGCTGGAGGAACGCAGACACTAACGCAAACGGCGCGGTTTAATAATGCCAATGCGTTTTATGGCGGGACAGTAACCCAAAGCGGCGGAACGCAGACAGTAACGCAAACCGTCCGCTTTAACAATACGCAAGTATTCTACGGCGGCACGGTCTCTGGTGGAGAACAGACTACCGGAGGCCATTATTACGAGTTTTGGCGTAAAAAATGGGCAAAACAGTGGGAAACCAAAACCCCGGACATTGAAGAAGTCATAGAGTTCATTGAAGAAGAACCAGAGCAAGCTATAGAAGTGGCGGCAACAGTTTCGCCAAAATATGCCTCAATTCAGCCGGAAACGCTCAAAATCAATGAAAAATTAGCAGAAAACATTGCAAAACAAATAATTGTTGCAATAAAACTACAACAGCTTAGAATCGCGCAAGAGGAAGAAGATATAGAAACCCTACTATTGATAGCCTGAGACTATGCCCAGACAAAGATACATACAGCACAACGGCGAACTGATACCCGCCGAAGAGTTCTACTCCAGAGAATATTCCGCGCCGATGATAATGCCGGACATTCAGCCTTACCAAAGTCAGGCAACTGGCGAAATGATTACCAGCCGAAGCCAGCACCGTGAACATCTAAAACGTCACGGATTAATCGAAATCGGAAACGAAATCGACCACCACATGAAAAAACAGCAACGGCCAGACGACCGGGAAGCCCGGCGTAGGACTATTGCCGAAGTATTGAATTCAAAAGGTTATTAAAAGGAAACCACTATGCCATCCATCGCCGAAGCCCTAGAAAGCGCACTCGAACAACACGAAACGACAGAGGCCGAAGTCGCGCCAGAGGTTGCCCCCGAAGTAACCACGGAAGTAACTAAAGAACCGAGAGCTAGGTCAGAGGATGGCAAGTTTGCCAAGAAAGAACCCGAAGCCACACAAGAAGTTGCCCCAGAACCCGCCCCGCGCAAAGCCCCGTCAAGTTGGAAACCCGCAGCACAGGAGGCTTTCCTAAAGGCTGACCGTGGGGAACCTTTGACGACTGAGGAAATCAAAATACTCACCCAAGAAGCTGAACGACGCGAATCTGACTTTCACAAGGGCGTTTCAGAGTTCAAAGGCCATTCTGAACGAGCGAAAGCTTATGACGCAGCAATAGCGCCTTACCAGCAACATTTACAGAGTTTAGGCGTAGATGCGCCGACCGCTATCAACGCTTTGATGCGTGCAGATATGACGCTGAGAACGTCAGACCCGGTGACAAAAGCGCAGTATTTTTCGCAACTGGCAAAAGAATACAACATCGACTTAAACCAGCTTCAAGAACCGCCCCAAGTTGACCCGCAAACTCAATATTTAATGAACGAGCTACAGGTGTTGCGTAATCAGCAGCAAATGTGGCAAAATCAGGCTAGGCAACAGGAACAAGCAATAGCGCAAGATCAGTTAGCGTCGTTTGCAACTCCTGACCGCCCGCACTTTGACGCAGTGCGTAATGAGATGGCTACCCTGCTGGAAACCGGCAGCGCCAAAGATTTACAAGAAGCGTATGAAATGGCTGTCTGGATGCGTCCCGACATCAGGCAATCCCTGTTAGATCAGCAACGCGCCGAAGCTCAGAAAAAAGCGCTAGAACAAGCCCAAGCTCAAAAGGCGAGAACCGCCGCAGTGAGTGTAAAAGGCTCTAGTCCTGCTTCCTCTGGGGTTCAGCCCGGTAATAAAGGTTCGCTGCGAGATATTCTCGCCGCGCAATTTGATTCTTAACAGAAAGGATTGTCATGGCTACGTTTGCCAATTTAAGCGACATTGTCGCAACCACTATTCAGTCGCGCTCTGGTTCGCTGGCTGATAACTGTACCAACAACAACGCATTACTGTATAAACTGAAAGAACGCGGCAATCAGAAATTATTTTCTGGCGGTAACGTCATTCTTCAGGAAGTAATGTACAACGACCCCACGACTGAGAACGCTGGCTCGTATTCTGGGTATGACATTCTCGACATTACCCCGAACAGCCCGATTAGTTCGGCTCAGTTTGACATTAAGCAATACGCTGCTGCTGTCTCTATGTCTGGCCTGGAAATGCTGCAAAACAGCGGCAAGGAACAGATCATTGACTTGTTAGAAGGCCGCATTCAGGTTGCTGAAGCCCAACTAATTAACGACATTTCTGCTGGTATTTACTCGGACGGTACGGGTAACGGCGGTAAGGATATCACTGGTCTGGCTCTGGCTGTTTCTGCTTCGCCTGGTTCGGGCATTTACGGTGGTATCAACCGTACTAACTTCTCGTTCTGGC